AGAATAAATATCTTTTACAACGCCGGTGCGGATCAAAATATCAACTTTCCCCATATATGAAGCTTGGAACTTCACTTTGCCTTTGTATGGTACAAGATACCCCAATCTTAGTTCAGGATTGAGTGTCAGACCGGTAAGAGAAACGTTTTTGATTGCTTCGACAAGATGATCGGGATATTGCCGGGCACAGTCAATCAAATAAGGATTATTCAACATTGCCTGCATAGCGAAATTGACTTCACGGGCAAATTGCTGTTCTGTGCCACCAGCTGCTATAAATGCCTTTTTAGGGGAGATAAAACAACTTTCCAATCCTTTCAGTTGTACTGGAAAGGCTGGTGGGGCAGAAGGAACGGGCGGTTGTGGTGTGGAAGGTGTTGGGGAGACCGGTTCTGTTTTTGTTGGTGAAGGAGCATTGTGTTGTTCCATTCCCAAGTTCCCTTGTTGGGGGGATTGATTCTCTGTTTTACTCATTGCTCTTGATTATTATAAAAGTTAAACATCTTGTTCTTTTCAAATGCAGGTGTGTCCGGCACCATTATTCTTCGCCCTTTGAATCCCGGCTGAATAAATATCTGTGCACCGTCAAAATCATTGTTTTGTGTACAGTAAACATGCTGGTCTAACAATTTCTTGAATGCCAATGCACTTGCACCCATTTTCACAATTCCGTCTTCCAAATGGAAAGCCCAGTTAGCTGCACTGACAAATACTGCGTCATAGGGAGCTGTCTTTTGTTGCATAACCCAGTAGAACTCCTTCCATACTCCAGTACGTTCATGTTCAAAAAACTGGTAGAAGGCTGCCGAAATACCGTAATGAAATTTGGCAATAGTCCGGTTAACTGTTTCTTCATGAAGATCATCAACCGCCAATGTTTTCCAGTCGACAATTTTCTTGGCCGTTTCCACATCAGGGCGATATTTGAACTTGCATCCTTCGTATTCAACGAAATGGCTGACTTCGGCTTTTCCCCATTTTAATATCTGCCTGATCTGTTTGGAGGTGTCCCGGCAATTATTAAGAAGCTCATAAACCATTGTTTCAACCAATTGTATATCGGTTGTGCTTGTCAATGTTTTACCGGGATTTGATTCTTTGGACTCTATTAGTGCAATCTGATATTTTTGGGTGTCTCGTCCATACGGACAGCCGGTTTTAGGATTTATAGGCGGCTCAAATACAAGAAGGTTGTTTCGCCACTTGTCAAGTTTTCCAGTATTAACAAGGCTTTCCATTGCATCATGGTACAGTGAACCTTTTTCAGAGGCTTCAATACTTATCTCAAATAATTCTGGGTGCAATGCCTTGTATCGGGCAAACTTTGGGGACACCATATAATCTTTAATCTGCGTACTACTTAGGAAATCTTTGAATCTTTCTCCACGGTGGTATTCTTCATTTGGCAGATCGTAAATTGTATCTTCTATATTACTCATATAATGAATTTGGAGTTTTACAAAAAACTCCCTACTTTCGCAAGCAAGGAGCCAATAACTAACTAAAAAACTTATTCATCACTTGTGGATAGTAATTCTTTGTAATTCTGTAATATGTATTCTTTTTCTTTATCTGTAAAAGAATAGGCTTTAGCCATAAATTTCATTGCCATATCCTCATTGTGATCGGAAAGGGGATAATAGTCAGTAGCGAATTTGTAAGTAAGCCTATTCAATCGCTCATACTTAACTTTGACCTCCTTAACCCATCCGCTTATCTCCGAGATGATGCCGGACGCTTCTTGCATCTTTTCGTCATATTCCTTTTGGTCTTTTGCTGCTTGTTCTTTCATAACCTTGTTCTGTGCGGCAAAGTTTGAAATCTTAGCATATAGTTCATCCGAATAAGCCCATCCTGAAATGATGTCAAAATCAGAGTTCCCATTAAACTTGTATTTCTCACTCTTTTTAAGGAACTTGTAATCACTCCCAAGTTTATTCCAATCGTAATCAACCTTTCGCAATGACTTCGCGCTTTTCAGAATTTCAGCAACCTTAGTCGCTTCATTAATGTCAGTAAACGCAAAACCATCCAAAAGCGGAATTGAGAAGTACTGAATATCAGCAGGCTCAATTTCAAATAATTCGGGAATTTTGGGTTTATCCATGATTTTGATACCTTCCTCCATCATGCGGAGTTTAATCAATTTCTGTACATCTTCCTCCGTTAACGCAAGAATCTCTTGATCGGTCATTTCTGTAAATCCTTTCATACTTTTAGCATTTAAAATGTGTTCCCGTCCGCGTTCCGATGGATTGTTGGCCGTAGCTTTTTAGCGGTGACCGCTTCTTGCGAAGCACGGGTATATATATCATTTAAAGTATCTATTCAGTTAAGAATGTATTTATAAACGCCCTACGTTTACTTTGTCATAATATAAGTTGTTTTTGATAACTTAGTGATTCGTGTGCTGCATCTTCTTATTGGCAGTCCGTATTCACACTCTTTTCACTAATCCGCTTTGGCTACTTTGTCGGTCTATTTCGCCCTTTAGATAAGCAGTAAACCTTGTTTTAAGTCTTTATTTGTTCAGACTATACAATATGTCAAAGAACGTTTTGTTAGTTCCCGGAAAGACGGCCAAATCCGTCCGGGATTATTTTCTTTCCATGAATTTTCTCAAAGCTGATTTGGTAAAAATGAGACTCTTGCCATTTTTGGTGTGAGGAATATCATGTATTCGATTGTATAAGGTTTGCAACTTCCATCCGAGAAATACAGCAGCTTGTTTGGCATTCAAATACTCTTCGGTTTCAGCAGTCGCCATTTCAGTTACAGCCTTTCTCACATCATTGCGAATAAACTTGTGCAGTTCTTCTGCAATCATTTTGGCATCTGAACGGTTCATTTCTTTATCGCTTCGATGGTTATCTGATTTTTATCTTTGTCGATGGATATTGAATATCTTTCAACGTCTTCACGGGGATCAGTAAAAGCTAATTGATAGGCGTAGCTTCTTGCATTGACGCAATCCTTGTAAGAATCCAGCTGCATTACTTTGGAAGAACCAGCTTTAATGCTTAGAATATCTTTCTTTGTTACTTTCATATTATTTTCTATTTTATACTTAAATTTTCCACAAAAAATTTGCATAAAAGAAAGCTAACAACTACATTTGCCAATGAGATATGTAGTAAGTGGCTTTTGAAGTCGCCAGCTTTCTTGTTGTTCAAACTTACACTCTTTGTTTGTTTGACGTTGCAAATATACTTCATATTTTCAGAAGTACAATAAAATACTTCTTAAAATTTGTAGTATTTCGTATGTTATAAAACATGTTTTAATGTAAGTTGTTGGTTTATAAAATGTTATACAAGTGAGGTTTGCGTAAAAAGAAAGCTTTCTGAAAAAAAAAGTAATGTCGTTCTATTATTATTGTAATAATTGAAGAAGTAAAAGACGATCTCATTCGGTAAGGTGCTGGATTGCTGCATAGTTAGCCCTTAGACGGTTTCCCGTTTTTGCTATATGCAGCATAAGAAATGTCTCGTTCGTATAAGTACGCCGTTCTTAGCTGGCCGGGCATTAACAAGTTACCCGACTTCCCGGATTTTTCGCTTACTTGTAGCTGTGCAGGCATCCCGGTTTCGTTTGCCTCTCAATATCGCACGCCCTTCGCAGTATTGAGTTGTAAGAGTGTAACCCTCTGTCTCTCCGCTATGCGGCCTACCGCCGATTACACAATGTGGAGAAAAAGAAAATCCGCAAATAGGTAGCAGCTATTTACGGATTTCTATATATAAACTCCAAGTAGGATGTTTAATCAATTTATGTGGTAATACTGCTACTATTACGGATGCAAATATACTACTTAATTTATGAAGTATGCAAGAAGTTGACGATAAAAAATTGAGTGATCTCTCAAAAAGGTTTTTGCAAGCAATTTCATATTGTGGTTTGAGTGGATATAAATTAAAGAAAGACAATATTATATCCAGTGAATCAACCCTTACCAGTATAAAAAAAGGGATTCAGTTGCCAAGTAAAAAAACAATTGATGCTTTTTGTGAGAAGTATGATGTGAGCAGAGCATGGCTATATACTGGAGAAGGTTTGTTTGCAAAGACTCCATCAGGACAAATAGAACCTTCGGAGAAGGATATTAGGGATGCTCTGAAAAATGCAAGAATGCAATCAGACTCTACGATTAGTAAAGTAGCTCCTTATCTTCAAGATATTCTTGTAAAAGTAAAATATGTTCCGATGGATGCTGCGGCTTCATTTGTCGAAAGCTTATATAATACAGCTTATGAAATTGATTCTTATGGTGTCATGCCGGAAGAAGGTGAAGTGCTTGATGATTCTTATATGGTCTTTCAAGTACGTGGTGACAGCATGGAGCCAACTATACCGGACGGAGCTAAAATTCTTGCTCGCAAAATAGAAGAAGGTTTGTGGGAAAGCGCGTCAGGAGTTGTGAGTATTGTATATGGGAAAACACTTTCAGTCAAGCGGATATTAAAAAACAGTCTTTTCTTGGATAATGTGCTGACTTTAAAGGCTGATAACCCCAAGCATGGCCAGTTAGATGTCGAGAGAAGAGAAATAAGGGGGATGTGGCAAGCATTACGCATAATAAGTCAAAAGATTATTTGATATGGAAGAAAGGGCTATTGACAGATTACGAAAATTTGCAAGGTATGCACGTGATAAGGGAGTTGTCAAAGGCGAGAACTCGTTTGAGGCTTATTGTGAATTATCAAATAGATACATTTATAATTCCATAAGGAACGGGAAGGGGGCTATTGGAACTGATATAATAGCTCGTATTGTGGATAAGTTCCCGGAATTGAATGTGAAGTGGCTTTGTACTGGCAAAGGGAATATGATTGAGACGGATATTGATGCGAATGTCAACTACAAAGCAGCTTATGAAGGTGCGATGATGCAGATAGAAGCACTGCATAAAATTATAGAAGAAAATAAGCGGAGATGATATAAATATGATACCATTAATATATTTTTAATAAGTATTTTATTGATTATCAGTATAATAGTAAAATGTGTTAGTCCCGTACGCACCGCGAAAGTAAATAATAAATTAAAGCAAAGCTCTGAAATTCAAGGATTTCAGAGCTTTTTTTGTTTTCTATATCGGCAGAGAATAACGATTAAAAACAAATCATGCGTGGGATTATTCGTGGGATTTCTGCCAGTCTTACTATACTCATCTGATGAACTTGAACTTTCTTGCGGTATAATCGGGAATTCGGGTACAAATATCCGTAAATCATATACACCTTCGCTTGTGCTATCGCGGTACCTTTGTCATCAGAAGTTTAGCAAGAAAAATAGAGTAATATAACGTATGACAAAAACAATTTTAGGAGTTCTGTCACTGCTTGTCATAATGTCGTGCAGTATTCCCGTAAAGGAGAACACCGTTCAACCCAATATAATGGAAACGAACAAGAAAAATCTCGGAAATCTGTTGGCGCTCTATCCCAAGCCGATGACGGTTGTTGG